TAGCACAGACGGCCATCCTCGTGTCGAGGATGAAGCTCGGAGTGCCAGCCGGTGACGCGGTCAACCTCCTCCCAGGCACGTCGGCGTGCGACCAGGCGCTGGCCCCGTTGAAGCTCGCGCCTGGCCCGACGTCGACCGGCCGCGTCCCACAGCCGGTCGAACAGCCGGATCACGACGGCGACCCCGCCCAGGATCAGGACGACCTGGGCGAGGACGATGATGCGGTCGATGACGGCGGGGTCGATCATGACTCGTCCCCGTACACGTCGCGGTGGGCGTACTCGTAGCCGATCCACATCCCCTGGAGGAGACCGGCGACCACGAGCGCGGTGGCGTGATTCTCTGCGGTGACGCCGGTGACACGCGGAGTGTCGTTCCGTGCCATCTCCGCGAACGCGGCGCACATCGCCGCCGCCTTGGACGTGCCGAATGCCAGCGGGTCATCCACGTCGAACGGGTTGCCGTCGCGGAACACCTCGCCGTTCTCGAACGCGGCCATCAGGCGTGCCAGCCGGTCGGTGTCGATCTTCTTGCTGCTCATGTCTGTCCTTTCGCCCAGCAGGGCGGCTGCTCGAGCTTGTGAGTAAAACAGGTCGCGGATGTCGGTACAAGGCGTGGGGGCCTTTGTTGTCATGGTTGCTTACGCCCTCCTTTCCATGAGGTCGTCGGCCTGCACGGCGTCGCGGCGAAGCTCGGCCAGCCGCTCGTGCCGCTCCTGGATTTCGCCGGTCAGGGTCACGATCTCGTCGATGATCTCCTGATCCACGTCCGCCGGGAACAGCCGGGTGTACGTGGTGATGTCGTCCTTCTCCCCGTCGTCCCACGTGACCAAGAGGACACGCCGGGTGGCGTGCTTCCCCCGGATCGCTCCGCGTCGTCCCGTGGTGGCGTCGACGAACGGCACCGGGTTCTTGCGCCGGTCGGCCTCCATCGCCTTGGCCAGGTTGGCACGCAGGCCGGACAGCGTGTCGCTGCGGTATTGATCCTCCTCGTGGTCGGCCAGGAAGTGGCCGTCGTCGCTCACGCGGACAACATACTGGATGCCGCCCACGCTGGTGGTCATGTTGATCATTATTCCTCCTCTTCGTCTGCGGGCTGGTCAGCCAACAGGATCGACTCGATGTCCAGGTCGCGCTTCGCCCTGGTGACCGCGACGTAGAGGAGCCGAAGCTCGTCCTTCGACGTGGTGCCCGGGGGGAAGTCGCCTGCCAGCTGGACGCGATCCCACTCGCGTCCCTTGCTCTTGTGTGCGGTGCTGACGATCACGTCAGCCTGGCGCTCCGGGATCATCCGCTCGAGCGCCGCCAGGATGGTCGGCACGGTGAAGTCGGTCACGAGCTTGACCATGAGCCGAAGCTCGCCGCCCTGCTCGTCCTCCTCCACATACTGTTGCACCTCGCCCCAGCTGTCGAAGCAGGCGAGGTCGGGGTAGTCGGTGTGGCCGGTGTCCATCAGCTCTTGCGCGGCCTTCGCGAACCGGACGACCTCGTCGCCTCCGCCGACCAGCGCGACCTTGCGACCGGCGAGCTGGAGGCTCAGGACGGTGCGGACGGCGGCGGCGTTGGTGCGGGTGAGGATGGCATCCGGCTCGTCGACCGGCCCAACCGTGGACTGGATCGACTCGGTGCCGACCAGGCTAAGCTCGGCCGACAGCATGTCCAGGATGCGGTTGGCCTCGCCCGCGATCGCGTGCCCGAACCGGAAGCTCTGCGTGAGGAACGCCTTGCTGTCGGCGGGCACGTGCGCGAGCGCGTTGACCGCTCCGGTGAACGTGTAGATCTGCTGCTGGCTGTCACCGACCCACACCAGCTGGGCGTGGGTCTGAGCGGCGACGATCGCGACCATCACCGGGTTCGCGTCCTGGGCTTCGTCGAACAGGATGAAGTCGGCCGCGATCTTCGGGTCGCTCAGTTGCCAGAGCTTCAGGTAGTGGTCGTGGCGGAACGGCAGCTTGCCGTGCAGGTCGATCAGGTCGGCCCACGCCTTGGCGAGGGCAGGCTCGAGGCGCTTGGCGATCGCGTTGTTGTTGTCGTAGCTGCGAACGCCGTCCTCCACCCGGTCGATCCCCTCGATGAACGGCACGTGCTTGCGGGTCGGCTCCGGATCGGCCGACTGGCAGAACCGGGTGATGGCCGACATGACCAGCCCGCCCAGGAACCCGGCACCGATGATCTTGGTGCCCTCCTCGAGCGTGAGCTTGATCGGCCGGACGTCCAGGTGCGCGGCGATGTCGATGCTGCGCATCCGGCGGGACTGGCGGAGCCGGTCGCCGTACTTGGCACCGACCGCCTTGTAAGCCAGCGAGTGCGCGGTCGAGCACGCGACGTTGCCGGGCATCTTCTCCCCGGCCTCCGCCACGATCGCCTTGTTGAACGCGATGTACTGGCCGCGCCGGTCGGTCGACTCGGCCAGGAGGATCAGGGTCGAGGTCTTGCCGGTGCCAGCGCCTGCCTCGATCGCCAGGCTGTTGCCAGTGGCGAAAAGCTCGAGCGCGTGGACCTGCTCGCTCGTGGGCGCGAACTCGCGCTTACGCGAGACGACCGGCTCGCCCTGGGCGCACTTCTCGTGGCTGGACGGCTCGCCCTTCGCCCAGAGGATGCGCTGGCCTGGGACGATCGGCTCGCCGCAGGTGGCGCATTTGGACGGGAACTTGGCTGTGATGGGGCGCGGTGTCATGACTCCTCCTGCTCTGTAGGCGTGTGGAGGCCGTCGGCGCATCGGGCGCAGACGGACATCGTTGATGTTTCCTCAGTGGCGAAGTAGCGCCACACGCTTGAGGCCCAGTGGCCGCACAGGGCGCACTGGGCCTCGAAGCGGCAGAAGATCCAGCCTGTCACGCGACCGACTCGATCGGGACGCGGACGATCGGATCGTCCATCAGCGCCGCGTTCCCCTCGGCCAGGGCCAACGACTTGGCCAGGTTCAGGTAGCCGCGCTTGCCGCCGATCCCGCGATGGTCTGCGATCGACGCCTGGGTCCAGTCGGGCCAGCCACGTTCGTCGACCTCGACGGTCTCGAGGATCTCACCGTTGTCAGCGAAGGCGATCCAACTGCCTCCGATGATGAGAGTGACGGTCGGCTGGGTGCGGGTGATCGGGGCCATTGAGTGGCCCTCCTTCCAGTTGGGGATCACGTGCATACCCAAAGTGTATCACACGGGAACATGTGCGTGCAGGTGGGTAACCGTGGGCTTGTGCCCGTCCGCCGGGCCTGCTTAGCTGTGGCGGTCTACAGAGAGGAGGTGGCATTGCCCGGTTATGAAAAGGCGCACTGGGGGCCTGGCGGCTACGGCACCGAGCTGGTGGCGTTCACCGACTGGTCGATCGGCATGCTGATGACCCGACACCACGAGGACTGCCGCGTTCGCGGCGAGCTTCGCCGGTCGGTCGGCAAGGGTCTGACCCAGGAGCGTAGGCTCGCGCTCGCGGAGGAAGCAGCGTGCACCTGCGGCGCTCGAGAGCACATCGGCAACGCAGAGCCGGTTGGCCACAGTGGCGTTGACCGGCGAGACAACCGCGACCCGGCGACCGTTGGTCGGGAGTACCTCAACAGATGAAGGAGACACGTTCATGTCAACACTGTTCAACCCAGACGCGTACCGGCAGCAGAAGCTCGCGGACTTCCACGGGGTAATCCCCGACAAGGTGTGGCCGACGCCGGTGTGGCAGCTGCACCAGGGCACCGACATCCTGAACTACCGGCTCGCGGACGCGGCGCGTGGGATCAGCCGTGCCCAGCACCGGCTGTTCGGCCAGCAGGCCCGGATCGGGGATCACCCCGATTCCCCCGGCTCGATCACGACCCTGGTGGTCACCGGTGTGCCGGGTCTGGTGATCGACCGGCAGATCGCGGTGTTCGACCACATGGCGAACGACCACAACCTCAGGCTCGCGGGCGAGGACGAGATCCGCAACTTCATCCGCGACTGGTGGACCGCAAGGGTGAGCCTGTAATGGACAAGGAGGTGCGCAAGCTCATCACCGCGCTCGAGCGGATCGAGGACGTGGAGGTCAGGATGGACGGCGGTCACCCGATCGTCACCAAGAGCGGCCAGTTCATCACCACGCTCCCCACGACCCCGTCTGACCATCGGTGGTACGCCAACACGCTGGCTGTGCTCCGCCGGGCAGGGATCACCCCGACGACCAGGAAGGAGAAGCTCGACCGTCCGCCGAAGACCCTGAGCTTGGAGGACATGCAGGCCAGGCTCAAGCCGATCCGCGAGGCTCGCCGGATGGCGGAGTTTGCCCGGTTCACGCAGCAGCTGGCGGAGGTCCGTGGCCTGCGGTCGTTCAAGTCGCTCGACTCTGCTGCGGAGACAATCTCGCAGATCTCTCGTGGCCTGGCGAAGCGTCCGCAGAAGTGGACTCTGATCGTGATGTCGGAGTCGCTGCTCGAGTGGGCGAAGTGGCAGGGGGCGATGCCGGAAGCGATCGAGCCGTACGAGGCGCTCGATCCGGTGCCGCCGGTCGAGACAGGCCCTTGCCTGGTGATCGACCTGGCCCGGCTGGCGAGCAAGCTCGCGGAGTTCGGGATCGAACTGGAGGTGCGATGATGCTGTCCTTCACTAGGGACACGAACGACAGCTACGACAACCTGCACATCAACGTGGCCGATGAGGACCTGGGGTCGTTCTCGGCCACCATCACCTTCCAGGAAAGGATGAACGGCGAGTTGGGAAGTGAGGGTATGGCAACGCTGGGCTTGGAGGTCGACCAGGAGGGAGAGTGGTTATCTGTCGAGTTGACTCGTAGCCCCGAGTTCAGCGAGCCAGAGACGACCCAGCTTCTCAGGTTCAAGCGCACCAACGTGGGATGGGAGATTCAAGAGTGATGGAACTGTTGACGCAGTCGAAGTACCGGGGGTGGCGTGGCTGCCCCCGGTTCTTCTACCACCGGCACGAGCAGCGGCTCTCCCCTCGGATCGAGCGGGAGGGCCGTCGGCGGGGCACAATCTTCGGCTCCGCGATCTTCGCGGTGCAGCAGGCGGAGGAGGACGGCAAGCTGATCGAGTCGGAGGAGACAGGCATCTCCCACCGGCTCGCCGTCCACGACGTGATCGAGCAGCGGATCAGCGAGTTCTACGCCGGGTTCCATCCGTCGTCCCAGGACGAGCAGGACGAGCTTGCACTCGAGGCGGTCAAGGTCGAGGTGATGGTCCGGGCTTACCTGGGGAGGTACGGGATCGACCGGCGGCGCGAGGTCGTGTTCGAGATGCCGCTTATCAACCCGGCGACCGGCCATCCCTCGCGCACGTTCAAGCGAGCGGGCAAGATCGACGGTGTTGTCCCGCTTGGCGGCAATCATGCCCGGGTGATCGAGGACAAGTTCGTCGGTCAGATCCAGAAGGCGATGATCGATCGCCTGGTGCTGGACCAGCAGATCGCGGAGTACGTCGATGCGCTGGCGCAGCTGGGCTGGACGGCGGAGATCGAGTACCGGCACACCCGCTACCCGGGGGTGAACCCTGCCAGCGCGAAGGAGTACAAGACGAAGGCCGACGTTCCGGCGGAGAGCCTGGACGATTTCGCCCTTCGGCTCGAGGCCGACGTGCGTGACCGGCAGGACTTCTACTTCGACATGCAACGACTGATCTTCGACGCGTCGTCGCTGCAGGAGCACCGGGAGGGGAGGTGGGCGGCGGCGAAGGGGATCATGCGGTCGCGGCTCGAGCTTCAGCAGGGGGCGTCCCTGGGGATTGCGTTCCCGAAGCACGAGTGGAAGTGCAACCAGTATGGGTCGTGCGAGTTCCTGCCGCTCTGCACCAACCAGGATGGGGCCGAGGCGCTGTATGTTGTCGGTGACGACAACCCTGAGCTGAAGCGCTAGCCCTTTACAGCCAGGGGCGGGTGTGCTACCGTCCCTGGCTCTACGAGGTATGACGAATGGAGGTACAGCATGGCAAGACCACGTGCCGATGTCGGCGCGACTCTCCCGGAGGCTCTCCCTGCGGGCGAGAAGGGGGCCGGTACGTCTGGCCCTGGGAGCGCTCCTGGCGCAACCGGAGGCCAGGGAGAGGCGCGGAGACCCACTCCCGTGCTCCCCACGTCCAAGACGGGCACGGAGAGGGCGCTCGAGACCAGTACGATCGTGCTCCACGGGCCTCCGGGGATCGGGAAGTCCACGCTGGCAAGCCAGTTCCCGGACTTCCTGTTCTTCGACTGCGCCGGTGAGTTGGGCGGCTTGAGCGTCTACCCGATGCCGGTGGGCGACTGGGACGAGTTCCGGCTCGCGTGCGTCGCGCTCAAGGAGGATCAGGATCAGGGCGACAAGAGGAGGTTCAAGGGGGCTGTGGTGGACACGGCCGACGCGCTGGCGACCTACGTTCGCAGCGCTAGCAACGCGAAGCTCGGCATCGCGCACGAGAGCAAGGCGGAGTGGGGCGCGGGCTGGGACGCTGTCAAGACGACGTTCGTCCCCAGGATGGCGGCTCTCTCCGCGATCCCGGAGTTCGGGGTCATCTGGATCACCCACTCGAAGACGGTCGAGATCAAGTCCCGCTCGAGCGCGATCGACAAGTGGGTGCCGGACCTGCCAGGTGTGATCGGCGGTCCTCTGATCAAGAACGCCGACCTGGTCCTGTTCGTCGACTGGAATGACGAGGAGGAGCGGGTCATCTACAGCAAGCCGTCGGCCTATCACGAGGCGAAGGAGCGCGGCCAGGTGCCGTTGCTCCCTGAGCAGATCGTCTGGCCGCTCGGCACCGACGGATACCAGGCTTTGAAGTCCGCCTGGGGAGGAGAATGAGGAATGGGCTACAAGGAAGACATGGCTGAGTACGCTGAACAGTGGGACGAGGCGAAGCTCGGAGGCAACGAGCTGAAGGAAGGCGTCTACCAGGCGAAGATCGCGATCGCCCGGGTGGAGCAGTCGCAGTTCAACGACGAGTGGCAGTTCTTCGTCGTGTTCGAGGACCTGGGCGGCTCCGGCTCCCAGCCGATGTGGTACAACCTGCAGCACGAGGTCGGCGCGGCGCTCGCGAAGCGCGTCACCCGCGACCTGGGCTGGGAGGGGGCTGACCAGCCGGGTGCTCTGCTCGAGCTTCCGGAGGTCTGCGCTGCCGGGTTCTTCGAGGACCTGGTCGTCGAGATCCGGGTGAAGGACAAGCCCGGCGACGAG